GCCGGTGAAAAGCGGACGATCATGTCCGTGGAAGTGCGGTAAAGTGGCACTGTGCGCGTCTCTTCGGCCAGGTCGCGCGATCCGTAGATCGAGGCGGGCCGGAAATAATAATCATGGCCGCGATAGCGGGGGCGTAGTGCTTCGATCGCCGCATCGCGCAGCTGCTGCGCCGCCGCGACAGACTCTGCATAGGTGTCGACCTGCAAGCGGGTGAACCTAAGCCTTTGCGGACCCTTCATTGTTTCCGCGACATCGGCAGACACCCACGTCAGCACGATCGCCGGTGTGGCCGATCCCTGAACGCGAAGTACCCAGAACACCGCCTTGGTCAGCTCATAGTCGGCAAGGATGGCGGCTGCCGCCTGATCTTCGACCAGGCGCAACCGGATTACGTCCTCCACGTCCATGGTCAGGCTGCCTTTTTGATGTCCGCCCAGAGCGAATGACCGATCGCGCGCTGCACTTCATCGCGCCTATTATCGAGCGCGGGCCGCATGAACGGGTGCGCCGCCATGTTCGACGTGCCGAATTCAACGAGAAATCCGTAGAATCCGCGATGCGCCGATGGCCCGACATAGACGGTCGAAGAAAAGCGCTGCCCTGATATGTCGCCGCCCGCGACGCCGCCCCGATCGAACGTGACGATGATGCTGTCTCGCAAGTTGCCGGTCAGCACCGGGACCAATCGCCGAGCTTCGTCTGCGACGATGCTGGCCCCGATCAGTAGTGACCGCTCTCGCGCTTCGGGGGAAACGGCTTCGCGGATCGCAATCAACTTGCGATCCATGCTTTCGACGCCGATCAGCTTCATGGGTTAGGCGCTGGCGCTCTTGGTGACAGCGACCTTCTTTTCGGAAACCGCTTCAACGACCTTGTCGGTGATCAGCACTCCGGGCGACGGATGATCATATTCATCACCCACCTCTTTCTGATATTTGTCGCCATAGGCATTGTCGTGCGGGCGGAGGGTCTTGACCTTCATGCTCTTACTCCTTTGGTGGCGGTGAACCGGATTTCCTTGTTGAAACCGGCTTCCGCGATGGCTTTGATGTCCCAGTAAATTTTGCTGCCAACCGGATATTCGATCCGGTCACCCGCGCCGATTTCGCGCGTATCGCTGTCGCTCAGCACCTCAAAGGATGCGGACTGGGTCGCCTGCTCCTGCGCCGCCGCGCGCGCTTCGCCGCCGGTTCCATAATAAATGGCGGCGTAACGGGTGAACAATGTCAGCCATTTGACATTCTTGTCCGGATGGCCGCGACCGTCGGTCTGGGCGCGACGGCGCTGGATGCCGATCCGTTTATTCCTGCGCGATGCGGACATGGATCAGGCCCAAACCCTGAACGGCGACAGCAAGCGTTCGACGGTGGTAGACATCGGGATGGCGGATATCGACCCTGACACCGCCGTCTCACGATACTCGAACAGGTCGCCGATCATCAGCAGGATTGCCGCGCGTATCGGCGCGGGTAGCTCCTCATATCCGGCGCGGTAGCGGATGCGGACCGGCTCCCCTTCACACCCCCGCCATTGCGCCGTGGGCCATGGATTGGGCCACGCGGGACGAAGCAGGTTACCGGTCAGCTCATAGCCCGCCTCATCCAGCGTGACCGACTCACCCGCCTGATCGACATAGTCGATCGATACGACATCGATCGCGGGCGGGTAGGGCAGGCGGATCGATGTTTGCCCAAAGGAAGGCAGATAGGCCTCCAGCGTCTGCACGCCGATCGCCCGACCAAGCCAACCATCCGGCCCGTCGATATGGGCGGTGGCGGCAGCGGTGATGCTTTCCAATAGCTGATATTCATCCACGCTGTCGCCCAGCCGCAAGTGCTGTGCCGCCTCTTCCTGTATGATCACCGGTTCGGGCGGCGTGACGACGACGACGCGCATGATCAGGCGTCGGCACTCAGCTTCGCCATGCGGCTGTCGCGGATAGCCTTGATGATGTCGGCCTTGATGGTGATGCCCGTCAGGTCCACCTCTTCTTTGGCCGCGATCTCCTGAAGGTTCGCTACGGTGACGCCGCGATCATCCAGACCGTCGTCGACAGTGTCGACCTGATCGCCGGCCAGTTTCTTGCGGTAATTGCCGATGCCCGTGCGCAGATCATCGTCGGTCGCCGAAGCCATCGACGCGATGAAGGACGCGGTGATGGCCGCCTCCAGTTCCTGACGGTTCATATCCTCGACAGGCTTTTCGATGTTGACGATCGGCTCCTTGCTGATGCAGCGGGAAGCGATGAGGCGATCTTTCTGATCCGTGTCGCGGGGCGTGAAATCACCAGGCGGCGTGATGCGGTCACCCGTGTACACGTCGACAAACTCGGACAGGACGGCATGGGCCGCAAGAACAAGCGCAATCTCGGGCATGTCACCCTCCTTCATTGGTTGTGGCGCGGGTCCAGCCCGCGCCCCTGATTGTCAGGTGGACTGCGAAGGCGCAGGCCAGTAGCGGCTGCCGGACAGGATCGCGACCGCCGACACATAGGCATCGCCCGTATTGTTGGCGGGCGTGATGGTCAGGCGCACATAGCGTTTCGACCCCACATAGCCGATCTTTCGGACCTTATTGTCGTCGGCGAAGGTGAAACCGGCCGACGCTTCCGAGCCGGTCAGCTGCGCATCAGGCACAGCCGCCGCGTCGCTGAGGTTGGCGGCATCGCCATGCTCTACCAGGACGGTGAAGGTCGCATCCGCATCGGCAAGAGCGCCCAGCAGGATAGCGAAAAGCAGCATGGAGAAACCGGACACGTCGATAATCTGCGACACGAACGCCGTATTGTCGGTCTTGGCGGCCGCCGGGCTGATCGCGCGGCGAACCTCTACACTATTGGCAAAGTCACGCATAGCGTGGTTCCTTATTCTGGAGGCAGGGGAGACCGGCCCGGTTCAGCACCGGGCCGGTCAGGATCAGGCGGGAACGTCCAGGCCGACGAAGGGCGAAACCTCCCAGCCATTCTCCTCGACGATCGGGGCATTGAGCCAGGGCGAGCCATCGACGTTCCAAAAGAACTTGATGACGGTCTGGTTCGACGTGAACTTCACATGCTCGGAAGCGGCGACGAACGGCCCGGAGCCATCCTTGATCAGATAGTGCGACCAGTCCGCCAGCAGCAGATCGCCACGCGATCCGAGCAGCGGCGCGCGGTTGTTCCATCGCACCGGGTAGCCCAGCAAGGTGCCCGCGATGCCGCTGACGGCAGCATCCACGGCGGAATTGGCCTTCCAGATATAATGCCCTTCGGGATCGGTCATGGTCAGCAGCGATGGCAACACGCTCTGGGGGATAGACCAGATCGGCGCGCCGCCGCGCATCAGGATGCGCGATACCATTGCCGCCAAATCTTCATATTTGATCTGATTGGCGGTCAGGCGGTTGACCCATTTCGTTGCAGGCGAGTTCAGCGCGCCAAGCGGCTTGTGGACGCCATCACCCCGCTGGAAGGCGAAGTCTTCGGCGGAAGCCGCCGCCCCATTGAACAGATTTTCCACGAAGGCGCCCGACGCCTGCCAGTTGCGCAGCAGCTTGTCGGTGATGGTGACCAAACCCGCAATTTCATGGGGCGTCAGGGTAATGCCCTTCAGCTTAGCGTCGGTTTCCGGCTTTTCCTCGCCTTCCCCGATCCATTTGAATTCCACCCCGCCGAACATGTTTTTCGGGTTCTGGCCGCTCTGATCCAGAGCGGGAATGGTAATGCCGGCGTCCGGCGGCGAGCCTGCCGGGATGACAGTGGCATTCGGACGAACCAGCGCAGTTTGCGGCTCAACCTTCATGATCGTGGTGCGCAGCTGCGGCGGCACCATGAAGCCGCCCTGCGTATCATTGTCCATACGCATGGAGGCGTCCATCTGACCCTCCGTATTGGCGGCTGCATTCTCGACAAAGTTGAGGCGCTGATCGTTCGGATTGAAGCGTACCGCGCTCAGAAATTCGCCCAGAGATTCGAATTCGGTGCGGCCATGCGGGCCTTGCGGCACAGTGATGCCGCCGCCACGCGCGGCCGCCGGAACGACGGTGCCGCCGGCGGCTTCCGCCGCCTCGAAGCCGGTCAGGCGCGAGAGACGGGCGTCCAGTGCGTCGAGCTTGACCTTCAGTGCGTCATAGGCGGTGGTTTCCTCCGCCGTGAAATCACGGTTCTCGCCTTCGGCGGCTTCGATCATCGCGCGCATCTGAGCCACCAGGGTGGCGCGCTCGGTGCGAAGGGGTGCAATCGGCAATGGCGCGTGGCCATCGGGCGCCCGCATGTAGCGCCCGCGCTGACGTTCGGCGGCCGACATCGGCCCCAGAAGTGCAGCCATGGATGCGACCGCGAGAATCATATTCTTGCGCATGGAATTATCTCCCGGCCCGCAGGCCCTGTGGAATATGCCGGACACAGCCCCATCGCGTCCGCGCCGGCGCGCGAACGGGGCAATCTATCCCGAAAGGGAAGGATATTATTGGAGCGCTAGCGCCCGCCGCTCGCGGTTCGGAGCCAGCTTACGGCCCTGCGGTTGGGCAGGCCCAGCGCCAAAACGGGCGAGCGTTTCATTCATGGTGGCGATGCGATCGGCCATGCCTTCGCGCACGGCGCCAGCGGCGCCAAGCACACGGCCCTGGCCGAAGCCGTCGCGAACAGCGGCGGACGTAACCCCGCGCCCCTGCGCGACGCGATCGATGAACATCCCATAATATTCATCAAGGCGGCCCTGCATGTAGGCACGCGTCTCGTCAGAGAGCGGGCCAAGCAGGCCTTCGCCCTTGAACTTGCCCGCCGACAGGATTTCGCGGGCAACACCTTCCTGCGCCAGGCGCTCGGTGATGTCGTCATAGGCGGTGCGCACGCCGATGGCCCCTGCCTGCGAGCTGG